ACCGATGGGCGCCGGGATTTGAACGATGCGAGCGTTCTTTCCCTGCGCCCGTCGTTGTTGTTGAAGGCGAGCGGCTTCGATGGATGAGACGCGACTCACTGCGCCACTCCGTAATTCGAATCTGGGATATTCTCCGGCCCGAGCAGCACTTGGCTAAGGCGAGGCGCAAACGACAGCATCGGCGCGGCCTGTTCCTGGCCTTGCAGAGCAGACACTACAGCGTCGAAATCCGCCTTCAGTGAGGTCGTGTCGAAGCCCTTGATCTCCCAATACTTCAGCTTCAGGCCGAGCACCATCATGCGATCGTCGAAGATGCATGTATCAGTATCCGCAGTGAAGCTCGATTTCGGATTGCCGTTCGCATCCCGCACCCAGTTGGACGAAATGTATTCGAACCCGAGGTATTCGCTAGTGCTGACTGCCGGCCAAATCTGGAAATAGCTTCCGAGGATACGCCAACGAATGCGCGGACCCGTGGCGATGTAGCCAGATTTGAGCCACTGCCACTGTTGGGGTGACTCCGGCCCGAGCATTTCCCAATGCTTGCTTTTGTCCCACTGCGTCCGGTCGATCAGGCGCTTGTAGTCGGACGGCATCGCATATTTGGTCTGCGCGAATGTCAGCAGCCCGGTGCCCGACGAAGTGGCGTTCTGCGACAGCGTGACCTGGGAATTACCCTGCACCGAAACGACATAGCAGTCCTGCGGAATGCCCGTTCCCGTGACCATATACGTCCCGGCCGTGATCCCGCTTGTCGACGATAGACCCGTCACAAAAGGAGAGCCTTGCGTAACCGTCCCGGTGTACTGCACCCACTGCGACGTAAAGCGATACTCGGTCGTCAGCGCCTGCCAGTTGAACGGCGCCACGTCCTTGTTGCCGATGATCGCCTCATAGCCAACGGCGTTGAGCAATGCGAGTTGCTGAATCGTGTCTTGAGCCGTGCTCGTTGCCACTGCGCTAGGCTTCGTCAGCCCGAGTTCGCCCGTCGCTTGCTGCACGAGTTGCAGAAGCGTAGAACCGGTGCCTACCGGGGTTTGGACGACCTGGGCGATGATGGTCATTTAGCCTATCCTTAACAGTGAGTCTGCACGCCCATGTATGAACTGAAGTTGGCCGACGGAGAGCCGGTTGTGCAGGTCACGCCAACCTTCGTATTCGTGCCGGTGATGTTCACCGCCGTCGTCATCCCGGTGCCGCCGACCGGGTTGCCATAGACCATGCCAGCGACCTGGGCACCTACGTTCCCACCGATTCCCGTTGTGGCGTATCCCGTATCGCTTTGAATGACGTTTCCATGCACGCTGAAAGATGCGGCGTTCGTCGCGCTGTTAAGCTGGATGGCGACCTTGCTCGCTGTGGTCGACGTAGAGCCGGCGTCCGTGATCGTGTTGTCAGAAATATTGATGACGGAATTGTTCGTGACAGTCCCCGTTGAACCGATATACACAGCCGGCCCGGAGAACCCTCGAAACGTGTTGCCAACGATGTTTTGATGCACCCATTCGCCGAGCCGCACGCCGCCGAATATGTTCGTCGTGCCGGTTGCTTGGCCGGACGTGAAAGTGTTGCCGGACACGGTGATTTCCTGAGCAGATGAACCGCTCAGAATGTCCTGATCAAGATCGAGCGCAGGGCCTTTCGTTTCATCCGTCAGTTGAACCGCGTTCGCGGCGAACGTCACGTTCGCCAAAATGTTGCCGCTGTTGGCCCACATGCGAGCTGCGGTGTACACGTTGACGAACGTATTCCCCACCACCGAGACGCTATTCGTCGTGCCGCCCTGAGCAGCGACATTCGTCCCAGTGTTGTAGTTCCAAACTGTATTTCCTGTTGCCGTCAGATTAAAGCCGTGCAACTCAAAGGCGGTGGCCTTCGTGCTCTGCGACGGCTCATAAAACGTGTTGTTGGCAACGACACCATTAACCGCATCCAGGTATGTCCCCGAAAAGTCCGTGCATGCGGTGTTGACTAGGTCGCATGAATTTTCGTCGCGGCTATTGACGATGCGGATGTTGCTAAGGACCGGAAATGATGTGTTCGCACCAAACGAGAAGTCCTGCGACCCAGGGTTATTGACGACCGTTACGCCATCAACCAGGATTCCGTCCCCATACGCCGCGCCGATATTTACGTTGTTGTAGTAACAGGTGTTAGAGCACGAGTTGTTCGTGCCGTTGTCGTCGATCTTGAATTCGCGAAACTGCACATTGTTAATCGGGTGCGACGAACTGCTGTCCTGCGGGTAGATGACGAAGTACCCGGTCGACGAATTGTTCATTCCGGCTGCGACCTTCAGGACGGAACTGGCACCGCAGCCGACCATATTGACGTTCGAATATGGATAGATAATCGAACGTAAGCCGTTGCCGGCATCCGAGGCCAGGTTATAGGTCGTGTTGCACGTCAGTTGCAGCGTGCCGCCACCGGTCAGTCCCGAGAGCGCGAGCATCGCCGCCCGAATCGGCGCCGCGTCGTCGTGTGTGCCATCGGCGTAGGCCCCGAATTGGATCGGTGAGTAGCGGCCGGCAAGGTAGCCATCCCGCACCCATCGGCCCGAAGCGGGCAGCGACGAAGGCTGAATGAAGGTGCCGCCGTTGTCGGCCGTCGAACTCGCCCCGTTCCAGGTGAAATATCCGCCGCCACCATCGCTCGCGGCGTAATAACCCGCCACATAGACGCGCCCAATCGCAGCAGAGACAGTCGTCGACAACGCCTTAAGAGCGCTGATCGTCGCGACGGTCGGTACAATCGGCGAGCCGTTCGAGGTCGCACATGTGGTTGCTACCGTGCCTGCGATCGTCGTGCAATCGCCGGTAAAGGCCGGAAGTTGCGAAAGCAGCGTTTGAAAAGTGGGATCTGCGCTCGCGCCGTTCGACGTGAGGACATAGCCTGATATGCCGGCGCTCGTGTACGTTGCAGGGTTCCCGTTACCACCGCCAACGATCAGCCCGTGCTGCGTCGATCCGTTGAGCGTCACGCCATAGAAAGTCGGCGTGTCGGTCGTGCCGAGGCCGAACGTGTGAGCGGTCAGCGCTTGGCACGTCGGGCCGGTGCCGCTCGTCCAATTGAGCGCATTACCGCTTGCCGAGCAGGTCGGCATCGCGACAGCGGTCGGCGAAGCAAGTGATCCTGTCGCGTTGGCAAGGATCGTGTTCGCAGCCTGAGCCGCAAGACTGGCAGGAGGAAGGCCGCCCGAGAGCGTGAACGTCCCATTGACGGTCAGGTTATTAAACGTAGGAGACGGGTAGCTCTGTGCGAGCGCCAACATGGGCGCCATGAGCACAAAAGCGAGTGCGAATCGGATTTTTGCGCGCATGCTCATGTCGTCGAAATGACGCCCCCGTCGTTCCACAATTTCCCAGTCGAGGAAGGCAAAGAGGTAGAAAGATCGGCCGGCAATACATCGACCAAAAGAACGTCATTGAGCACGATCGGCAGAATTCCAGTTGCCGTGATCGTGATCTGATAGTGACCGTCAGCGGCATAAAACGAGAAAAACCCCAAGTTATCCGCAGTCATCGGATTGGCGAGTGGAGTCCCGCTGTTGTCGCTGTAGATCGTCGCAGTCGTCCCGGCCGGCCAGTTCGAGACGAGCACCGAAGCCCCGGACACAGGTTGCCCGAGGCTGTTGATGACGTTGTTTTGGTACTTTTGCATGATCAGGCCGCTTCTTGCTGCTTCGGCGGACGACCGACCGGGCGTTTGGCCGGCGCATCGCCGAGCATGGCTTCCAGTTGGGCCATACGCTGGGCAAGACCCGCATTCGCCGCCTTCAAGTCGTTGATCTCCATTTCGCGCAGCTTCAATTCTTCGGCCTGCTTCTGAGCCAGAGCGGTGTCTTTAGCCTGTTCGATATACGCCATCGCCTTTGTGCGCAATTCGTAGCAGCCCATCCCGATCTTTTGAATCTGGGCGTCGGAAGCGCCGGCGATTTGCTCGACCGTGTGAAATTCAAGCGCTTTGAGTTTGGCCACCGTAGCCACGTCGAGGCGCGGCCAGTCTTCAACCGGCGTCCCATTCTCGGGCCGGTAGGTCGTCGCGCGCTTATATGCATTCCATTGACCCGGCCACTCGTATTCGTCAGAATCGCGTTTCGGACGCTCGATCACGTTCGTCGGATCGCCAGGAACCGCAATGCGCACGAAGTCGACAAGATCGAACTCGGGCTTGCCAGTCTGACCACTGCGAAATTCGTTCGGGATCTTGCCCGGGTAGAACGTTACCCAAAGCTGCGTATTCGGACGCTGAACGTCACTTTCTAGGGCTTGATACATTGTTTCTCCTTCAGGCCGCGGGCGGCTCGCTCGAAGACGGCGCAGCATCGGACGAGGGATTGATCAAATGCTCGACAAAGCCCTCTACCTTTTCGAGCACGCTTTGCGCTTCGGCCTTCATTTCTGAGGGAATCTTTTCAGCCTCCGAGACAGCCGCATGCGCCAGTTCGCCGAGCTTGTCGGCTTCTTCTTTCATATAAGCGACGACTTGTTCGGACCACTCGATCGGGCCGGGATGACTGGACGCGCGGGCAATCGCCGTTGCGATGACACGCCCGAGGTTTTCCATTTCTTGCGTAAGGACCACGGCAGCTCCTAAAAAAAGGGCGGCGCGAAGCCGCCCAAAGTCCCGAGGAAGAGATAATTGATTACGTGATTGCGCCCTGAGCGAACGGACGATCGATATTGACGATCGCTTGACCGCTTGCAGGCGTGCCGGTTGCCGACACGTTCACCGCATTGACGACCTGTTTGCCCGCTGCCGCCGTCGACGTGACTTGACCCGAGCCGGCCAGATAGACCGGCCCCGGACCTGCGGCGAGCGTGCCGTTCGTTGCAACGACCGCATTGCCAGCGATCTGATACCAGCCCCACGAATTCGCGAGATTCGCCGACATGGCGACCGCAAGCGGTTGGGCCAAGTTTGCCGTCGACGGCGCGAGAGCGGTTTGGAACGTCTGCGCCGTCGTGCCGTTGACACCCGACCACGTGACGACCGAGCCGACTACCGTCGAGGCCACGCCTTGCAGGTAGATAAACTCGCCTTCGCCGTAGACCGGATCGGCCGCGCGAACGATCATCCCGGGCTTCATGACGCCCGAAGGCGGCAGGTAGGCGCCGGAGCCGTTGACTTGTACGCCAGCATCGTTGTTGGCGATGGGCGTGATCCCGACGAGCGGGTCTTGAATGGTGTATGCCACTTTGCTACTCCTTAGATTTCACAGGTTCCGTGAGAGTGCGCTCAGGGCTCCAACCGTATTTGAGTCTAGCGCGCAACGTGAACCAACCAATTCCAGTAATTCTCGACCACTCTGCCAGCGTATGCGTTTCACCATTCAGCGTCAGGTTGACGTTGGTCCGGGTATTGTTGAGTTGCTGCTCGACTGTCGCCCAACGACAATTGCCGGGTTCGTAGTCGCCATCGTTGTCTATGCGATCGATCTGGTATCCGACCGGCCTGTCGCCCATGTCAGCGAGGAAATTTTCGAACGACTGCCAACGTTCGCAAACCTTTATTCCTCTACCGCCATAGTTCTTATAGGCTTGGTTGTTGGGATTCCGGCAGCGGTCAAGCATCATTCGCCATACGGCATTCACATGGGTGCGCGACATGCCGTGCTTGAATCGCTTTTCATCATTCCAACAACCGCACGAAACGACCTTGCCTCTCTTCAAATCCTGTCCGTAGACCACTTTCGTTTTGCCGCAGTCGCATTGACAGAGCCATCTGGCATTCGTGTCTTTTGCGCCCGGAGCATTCGGAACGTGCTCCAAAACCAACAGTCTTCCGTACCTGTCGCCAGTCCTATCGATGCGCTTCATAATTTCTTCCTCATCGGGTTTTGGAAGTGTTATGATAACACATCGGGACTTGATCAATCAGGCAATCAAGACCCCACTGAATTGCGGTCCCTTGCTTGTCATATTTCCGGCCCAACCTATTAGCTTAACAATAGCATCCTGATTTACCGCCTGACGCTCGCCGCCGATAGGAACGAAGTTACGATCCCGGTGCGGGCGGAAATAGATGTAATCAGTGTTGAGCGCCCACATGTGATTTGCGGTCGCATTCGCACCGATACCGCCGTCCAGAACCACGTCCGCCGCGATGCCGCCGCCGTAGAACTTAACGGACGGGAAGCCGGCGCCAACGAGCTTCGTGTTGCCTTCCGACTGCACACGCTGAATCGCTTGCAGGGCGTTGATGTAGTACGAGTAGTAGTTGTTATCGGCCACGAACAGATTGGCGCGATCACGACCACGAACTGTTTTCAACGCGAGCTGCGTCATGTACTGAATGATGTTGCCGGCCGACACGGCCGCACCGCCGTTCGTCGTGCCCGAGAACACCTGCGATTGCCAGAACGTCCACGTTGAGCGCGAGATGCCGCCGTACGTGCCGCTCGTGGGCGAATCGGGGACCGCCGCAGCCAAGCCCGTGATGTTCTTGCCGGCATTGCCCGTACCGTCGAGATAGATATCGGCCGCGATGCGGTTGACGAGCTGCTTTTCAGCCACGTCCATCCGGCTATCGAGCAGGTCGATAATCGCTTCTTTGCTGCTGTTTTGCAGCATTTCGAGGCCCGAGATCGTGACCGCAGCGTAATACTGCTGGATCGAGAACTGAGCAGCCGTGATCGGGCTGTTCGGGCTGATATTGAGGACTTCGTAACCCGAATACGAGTTCGCGTTCTGCGTCGTCGTGTCGGTGTACATGATTTCTTCTAGGATCACGTTACCGCCGCCGAACGGCTTCACGTTTCCACGTTCCCGCAACATCATCAGCAACGCATTGTTGTTGAGCACGTTGTCGCCCAGTTCCCCGGACCGGCTCTGAATCGTCGTCGCGATAATGTCGCTGATTGCGCTATTGGCAAAGGCCATTTTTAGCTCCCATCAGTCAGCATTAAATACGGCTTGCATTGACCCCTGAGAATGCTTCCTCAAGCGCTGCTCGCCGCCCTTTCGGTGCGCCGCTCGTCGCTGCCGCTACTGCGCCGGGTGTGGCCGTCCGCGTGCTAACCGCGTTCGCTTTGGCAGCTTTCGCCGCCTTATCCTTCTCCGTTTTCGCCTGTGCCTCAGCATTCTGGCGTTGTACCGCCTGTTCCTGCTGCCACAGATCGTCGTGGAGTCGGAGGGCCTTCGAATAGGCCGAATCGAGATCCGATGCCATTCCCGATTGTAGAAGGTTGGCCATCGTATCTTTCAACGCTTCAAAGTGCGGATGCGAATCGGATTGCGCAAAAGCGCTGATTTCTGAATCCACTTCCGCTTGTACCCGCATCTCAGCTTGTTGTTGCTGCATTGTCAAGTGCTGCTTAACACCCTGCAATTCTTGCCATAAGGCCAGTGATTGTGGATCGACTTGCCCGGGTTGCTGTCCTTGCTGTTGCGCCATTCCTTGGAGCAAATGAACCGGCACGCCATAGGATTGACCGACACGCATCCAAATGGCCAATTTGTCTTGCGGGGCTGCGCGGTCAAGCGAGACGGCCGTATCGAGCAAATCCTTGACGACATACTCGGGCGTGAGGCCCTTACTTTGGATGAGATCCAGGTGCGGGGCCAATCCCTGCCATACCTTTCGCAGGGGTTCAACGCCGCGCGCCTGCTCTTCCTCGCGCTGATTGATATAGGCAGCGATCTGAGGATCGAGCTTATCCCAATGCGCCTTTTTATCTGCCGCCCATGATTTCGGGGGCGCGGGGCGATCAGCGGCAGGCGCGGCCTCTGCTGTCGGCGTCGGATTGGCAGGAGCCGCATCGGACTTCGCTTCGATAGGCGCTTCCGGCTTCTTCGCCGCAAAGCGGCCCGACTCGTCCCGCGGCCGACCGTCTGCCGGCGCAACTTCTTCCACAGAAGCGGAGATAGCCTCGCGATCGGGCGGCGCAATCGCTTCTTTCACGAACTCGTCGGAAAGCTGACCATCATTCTCTTCCACGTTGGCGAGCGCTGCCGCCAGAAATTCTTGCCTGGACATTGTGTTATCCCTTTAGTGCGTTGACTTGGCGGATGATTTCTTCTTTCCGCTTGGCTTTGGATTCGAGCGATACGTCGATTTCCGTTTTCGGCTTCAAATGCTCTATTTCGTTTCCGATTTCGATACAGCCATGCTCCCGTAAATGCTCACGATGGCGCGAACGGGAAGTAATCATTTCTCCCGTGATCATCGAGCGGTACGGCGCAATGTCAGGTGCCACGTACGGAGCCGTCACAAGCCGTTGCATGCGCTTCCCGCAGCACAGGGGCGTGTCGTTGTATTGCGCGACGGGCAGATAAACGTCATATTCCGATCCGCAATGGCCGCAGCCGACATGATAAATTGGCACGTTATTCCTCCGTCGTCTCGGCTTGATTCGCCGCAGCGATCTGGGCCGCTTCCAATTGCGCGCCGGTCATGGTTTCGGCCACTTCGATGCGAGAAGCCGCAGCGATCTGGGCCACTAGCACGGCGACCTGCTGCTTCATCGCTTCCATGTGGGCATCCATCTGCATTCTCATAGCTTCGAGTGACGCCTCATTGCGTGCCTGCAATGCCTCGCGTGCGGCTTCTAGCTGGTTCTGCTGGTGCGCTTGAGCCGCCTGCATCTGCTGCGTGGCCATTTCCACCTGAGCGCTGATCTGCGCCTTCTCGCGTTCCGCTTGCACTTGAGCGGCAATCTCCTGCTGCTTCAGACTGGCTCGAATTTGCTCAAGCTGGGCGTCCTGCTGCCCCTTGGCTTGCAATTCCTGCATTCGTCCTTGTGTCTCGGCTGCGATTTGTTGGAGGGGTAGCGGGGGCGGTTTGGGCTGGCTCTGCTGCTGCGCGAGGTCTTTCTGTAGGTTTTGCAAGGCACTGTCGAGCATCCCCTCTAACGTTTTCCCGGCCTTGAACGCACTAATGCCGAATTTCATCATTTCGAGGATGGCGGGACCGGCCTCGGGAATGGCGATTGCCGCCTGGACGCCTTTTTCGAGAAAGCCTGAAATCGTTGTCATGAATTCCAGTCGCTCTTGCTTGGTCTGCTGCTCGTCCATCTGGACAAGCGAATCGGCGTCGATCTCGATACGGAAATCCCGAACCACACTGTTGCGCAGCATGGCGAGCGCCGGCATGACAAGGGCTTGGTCCTCCGGCTGAAGCTGAGACACGGAGGCAATCTTGAGGATTGTCTCGTCGCTGAATTTGCCGCAAATGACCTGAGCCTTGAGGCGTAAGAGGTCCGTGGCGAATAGAGCAACGTCTTCCTGCGTGTTGCGCAGTCGGAGGGCGCCAAAGCGTGATTTGATGCCTTGCGCGGTCGCCGTTTCCTGCGCTTCCGTGTCCCCGCGCATGATGTCGCTGATGCCAGTGATCTCGTACACCTGATCGATGATCTGGCGACGGGCTTCGAAGGCGGTTTGGAGCGCCCCGGCAATGGGCGTCAGATCGACGATGCCAATCGCCGAATCTAGTCCGCCCTTCTCGGCGAACGCCATCCAATCCTTGACCGGGATCAGGTCGTTATTGCCCGTCTCCGTGAAAAGCCGCTGCAACTCCTTGAACTGCGCGTTATAGACGCCCCGCACCCGAAGCGCCTTGATCAGACCGTCCACCCGGTCACTGATAACGTCTAGCTCGTTGGCTTGGTCCTGGTATTGGATGAAGTCAGGCACCGGCACGAGTGAATCAGTGGTGATCGTCGCATAGATAGGCCGAGGGCACGGCCAGAAGTCCTCAAGACCAAGCGGATCGTCGCGCACATCGAGCAAGTCTCCGACTTTCTTGGATAGCCAACAGGCCGTTTTGCTCGTTTTGTCCCAAATCTCATAAATCTCAGCTTGCTTGTTGATCTGCGCGACGCCAGAACTCATATCGCGCCGGTTTCCGTCTTCCCCGGGGGGCGTAGCGTCGAGCGGGATTTTCATCGCCATTTCTTCGCCAAAGCGTTCGCACAGCTCCGGGTAGCCCATATACACGCGGCGCCACACGCAGGTCACTTCTTCCCACGTGCGGGCCACCGTATGGCCGAAATCGCGCCAATGCACATAGTCGACAGCCGCTTTCTCGTCGTCGATCTGCTCCAATGGAGCGGCATCTCCGATATCTGGGTCTTGGTCCGGGACTTCGGCGACGTATTCGCTGCCATCCTCGGCATCCATTGGCTCTTGCGTGCTTGTCTTCGGCTCGTATCGAACCCAGGCCACCCCACGCCCACCGAGAAACCTGTCGAAAATGCAGTTTTTCAGCGTTTCCCGATAATCCGAGTAGTGCCGAATCTCGAAATCCAGCGCGCGCTCCAAAATGAGCGAGGCGACGCGGCCAACTGGATCGGAATCGCGGAATCGCCGGCTTACGTCAGGCTGGGGAATACGCGAGAATGTGGCTGGGACAAGCGTTTGCACGTTTGACCAAAGGATATTGAACCGGGCCGTTTCACTGTCATAGCTGTATTGCTTAGCGTCGTCCCGGTAGCGCTTGACGATCTTTTCAGACCGATCACACCACTTGTCAAACGCCTTCTCATAGGCCGCCATATAGCCCATGTAGCGCTGAACATCGGGCGAGCGCTCAATTTCGGTTGCCATAGCTCAGTTACCTATGCATAAAAAATTCACCGCATCCGAGCCTGTCCCGGCCAGTGAGAATTGTGTCGACGACGTATTCGACACCTTCACCGCATTAGCAGCGGCCGAATCATTGGCCGCGCAGATATACGAATTCGACGCGGCAAATACGGCCGATCCGCTTAGCGTGACAGTCGCGGAGCCGGCAGAAAGAGAAACGCCCCCGCTGACTGCGTGGGGCGCGTTGATCGGCGATCCTGAAGCGGAATAGAGAGGCATTCCCCCGGTCCCGAGAACGTTGATGTTCTGAAATCGCGTCGTCTGCCCGGAAGCCGGCACCAAGGCAACCAGGATGCATAGAGGGAACCAACGCAGCATGCGCATGGACTAGCCCACGACAGGGGTACAGCTCACCGTGCCGCTGATGACGATGTACCAGCCCTGCTGACAGTTGCAGTAGAGCGGGTAGAACGTCCCGGCGCTCGGCGTAAACGTGTCGACGACCTTGTTCGATGTGCTCGCCGCATTGCTGTCGTAGACCGTGATCGTCGGCGTAGCGGATGCAGCAGATACGAAAATACCGATCAGCGTCATACCCGGTGTCTTGGCCACCGTCGCCGAGGCCGTAATGTTCTGCCCCGTTCCCGAAATCATCGCTGCCATTACAATCTCCGATGCCCGCCACGCGAGCGCATGTGATCTTCCAAAATCTCGTCAAAGGTCTGCCTGCCAGCTTGCGACCAATCTTGCTGCATGACTTGCGGAACGTCAGTGGTATAGGGTCGAGCCATGCAGGCATAACGCGTTTCGTCGCCTGCGTGATCCTCACCTTCCGTATCCACATCCTCCGCCCGCATTCGATCATGCTGCAATGCGGGGAGTGTACGGATCGTGTGAACACAGGTATCGAAGAAGTAAATCATGGGCCGGCCTTCTTCTCCCTTTAACCGCGCTCGCAACTGATCCCAGCCACCCAATGCGCCCAATTTCCCAATGCGCTTATTGTCCGCTCGGCGGAATACTACTTTACCGTCCGTAGCCGTGAACATTCTTTCCGCAATACTCGGTCCGCCATCCTGTTGATATGCGGCCGGGTCAATCACCGAGAGCGATCCCAATTCCTCGCCGCAATCGCGCATCACAATTCCGTGCGCGACTTCTTCGGCCGTCATTTTTAGGCCCACGTTAGGCTGACCCTCAGCCATTCCGTACCATTCTCGGTATTTGATCAGTGCGCCACGCGGAAACGCCGGTAGAGAGCCGTCCGACACCGCATACCAGCCAACACTGAATGGCTTTGCGCTGCCCCAGTCCATCGCCCGATAGCGGGTCCATTCAGGAGGGAGCGAGCATGGACGGATGACGTGCTGTGGTCCGAATTCAGGGAAAAATGCGCCGAATACAACATTCCAGTCACCCTCAAGCCATGCTCTGACAAGCTCCGGCGAACCCACGAGGTAAAGACGATTGATGTACTCGGGGTCGTTGTCGAGTAGCACCCGGTTATGCTGGACGCGAGAGGGAATGTAGACATACCGGTGTTCGGCTCCGTTCGGGAGTTTCCGTTTTAACAGCTTCATTCCACGCGGCGCAGGGTCGATATAGCGCGCTTTGATCCAGTGCTGCCCTACCCCGCCAGGGTTTGCCGTCAGAATCAGTTGAGTAGGTACGCCGCCAACACTACGAAGACAGCCGTTAAGCCGATCAATAGGTGCGGGATCAGCATAGTTACCCGCTTCCTCCACGGCCGCGTCGGACAGGTTTTGACCTTGATACTTTTCCGCATCATCGACGCTCTCCAATGGCCGGAAACGCACACGGCCGCCGCCTGGGAAACGAAACATGCGCTGCTGCTCTTGCCACCTTGCGCCGAGCGGCAGGTAAATCTGCTTGGACCGCTCGATTAAGTCATCCGTCTGCGGCATTTCCTTGCGAAAGAACACCGCATTGAACTGCGCTTTGTAGATGCCCGCCTTAATGGCGTATTTCCCAAGCACTGCGTCTGTCTTGCCGCCACCACGCGCACCACCGAAAAATATCTCAGGGAGCGGACACTCGATCAAAGCCTGTTGCGGCCCCGGCTGGGGCGACCAGATTACCTTCGTCTGTGGCGTCGATGATGACTCCATGCTTCTTTGACCATTCCTCATCGGACAATGGAGCGCCGGATACAACGAAATGCACTTCGGTATCGATCTTGGCCTCGACCGATTGCAGGCGAGGGTGCAGGTAGGGCGCGATTTCCTTGGCCAGGGGGAAGGCGGCGACAGCATTGCGCTCGTCCCCGCTCTCGCCGTAATAGGTCACAGCCATAGCCTCAAGCATGACCTGTAGCGGCGTAATGTCAGCCTTTGCCAGAAGCTCATTGGCAATGGCGATGCGCTTGGACGTACCGCGATTCTGCGTGCCCGCTTTCTTGCTTCGATTCTCACCCGGCTTGCAGCCGTTATTCTTGCGACCGTCGATCTTGTTGGGGTCTTTGATGACGCCTTTTGTCATGGCGCAACCTGCTTTTACTTATGCATACCCTTGAGCGTCATCGCCAACCGAGCGCGCTTGCCCTCTTTGCCGGGTTTCTTCGCTGCCGCCGCAAGTTCATGCGCAGGGATGGGCTTGTCTTTCGGGACGCCAAGCTCCTTATGCAATGCTCCTGGCTTTGAAATCGCGCCTTGAATCCAGTTAGCCATGATCGCCCCTTAATTGCTCGTTGCGCACGCAAATGTGAGCGGGTCGATGCAAAGCACCTGAGCCACTACACCAGCCGCCACGCTCGCCGCCGCATTGGTCGAGCCGTTCTTGATCTTGCCGCCACTGGGCGGGTAAAGCGAAAGGGTATTCGCACCGTGGTTGACGACCGTGTACCAGTCCCCCGGGCTACAAGTTGCCGGCATGATTGCGCCCGTACTGGCCGCCACCGTCGTAAATACGCAGAAGTCGCTGGGAAGCTGAAGCGCTGTGCCCTGGCTATTGCCCGTTGCCGTCAGCGTATTGGAGAGAACACCGGTCGCCGTAGCGGTCGCCTGACCGGCTGGCACGCCGAAGCCCATAAGGTTCTTGATCGTAGTGATGATTTTCTCCTTACGCGTGCTTCCACGCTTTTCCCTTGAGAATCATGCAAATTGCACTTCGTGCAACCCCAAACGATGACGCAATATCCTTCTGAAGGAAGCCGGCGTCATGCCAGTATTTGATGAACGGGATATCCGATTCAACCAGCACCGCCTTCCACCTTTTACTCCCCTTCTGAATTCTTCCGCGTTGCACCGCGTCCCGCACGTTATCAATCTGTGTCCCAACTTCCAAATGATCGGGATTAACGCAAGATGGGTTGTCGCATCTATGGCGGATTACAAGTCCATCAATATCTGAAAGCCTAATCCCATGCGCCTTCACATACGCGATTCGATGAGCAAGCACTCCCGCCCTCCCCTCATAGCTCGTCTTGCCGTAACCGTGCTGGGTGAAAAATCTACCTTGGTAGCGGATGCAGTTTTCCATAACCTTAAGCCGCTTTCGATTGTGGCAGATTGGAACGCAGAGCGCCGCTCTCGTCCTCATGCGCCAGAGTTTCGATGATTTCAAGCTCGCGAACGCCAATCCAGCCCGTGATTTCGTCGCCCTGGCCCAGTCCGTCGCCGGCAGGACCAAAGCGGATGTACTCACTAGTAGGCGATACACGGGAAGGATCGATCGTCACCTGATAATGGATCACGCGCGGAATCGGCACTGGCTGACGTTCGGCCATTTCAGCCATAGCGTCTGCATTGCGAATGTCGGAGCAGAACGCAACGATGGCAACGATCTTGTGCTTAGGCAGGTGCATACTTTATCCGAAGAATGTCGAGAAGACCTTAGCACATTATCGATATTTTCTCAACGAGTTCTTTAAATTTTCGCAACGATCCCACGGCGATTTGTCTTTTGCCCTGTCGTTGATCACTTGTTCCCACACTTCATCGGCTGTGCATCTGCGCTGTCGCCCGCTGCCTCCATTCCCTGCTCTCCGTATGAGGTCTGATTTGCTGTCGAGTGTTGTTCCGAGGTCGGTTTGGGCAACGGGCTTCATGGCGTCACCTGCGGAAGAGTCGAGTGAACCAGCCGAAATCCGGCTCTGGCTGGACATGGACGATTGCCCCAGCATCGGGCGCAGGCTCCGGCGAGGGCTTCTCTTCGAACAGCTTCGCGTCCTCGCCACAAAACGGGCGGATTTGGAGCAATTGAACAATCCCGCGCGCGTCGGCGCATGTCGCCGCGAGTCGCCCCTCGACGCAATCTCGCGGGGCCTCCGGGTGAGCGCACATGGGCACGCCGTAATAGCAACCCGAAAGCTGTTGCAGCGGATGCGGCATGTATGCGTGCTTGCAGTCCTTGCAGAGTTTCATCGCCCACCTCGCTTGTAGCCGAAGTCTTTGGCCTTGATCTTCACCATCCGGCCGTCCGGGTGATGCCATACGATTCCCTCCCAAGGAGAGCCCCGCAACCATTTCCGCAGCCCTTCGAAGTCGCGGGGTGCGTCTTCGAGTTCCATCGCTCCATGCCGTAGTAGCGCATGACGATCCAGCCCCTCCGGGTTGCCCTGGATCTTCGGCCCGACAAGTTCGAATGTGCCGTCCTCGCGTTGAGGGCCGTCGGCTTCAAACGCTTCGCGGTGCCACCGATCATCGGGGCCATCGCCGACCGGAAGCCATCCGGGCCAATGTCCCGTTACCGGATCGGGTTCTTGCGCCGGCTCGAATCCTGTCGGCGGCGTCTTGCCCTTCTTGGCGTCGTAGCGTTTGTACAGAATGCCACCGCGCACCATGCAGCAGGTTCCGTCGAGCTTCACGGTTGCCCGACCTTCGCCGGCAATCACCCATTCAGCGCCCGGAACAACCTCGTCGCGTACGAGTCGGTCGCCGTCGTAGTTACGTTGGAACAGCGAGATGATTTTCTTCATCTTCCCCTCACGTCAAATTGAGCAGCGCCGAAGCGCCGCTTAATTGACCTTCTTCAATCGCCGGACTTCGGCACGGTAAAACTTACATCAAGGCAATCGGCCATTTGAATCCGATTTCCTATCCAACGCATTACGTTGACGGCCATGCTGTTTCCCAGTGCCTTGTAACGCGGACCATCGGAGGCCGACTTATCGCGCACCATGATGCGGGTATAGTCGTCAGGAAAGCCTTGCAATCGCTCGCATTCGCGCGGAGTAAGGCGGCGCACAGCCCATTCGGTAGCAACGTAACTCTTTGATGAGCCACCGCTAGCTGCGCGGATGTTCGCTGTCTCATGCGGCTCCTCGAATTGCGCGCCACCTTCACGGCCTCGCATGTCAAAAGCGACTGCTAAGTGCCCGCCGCCGTTTTGATGCGAATTTGAATGACCCATGCTGCGCATAGTCGAGGCAATCTCACCTACACCAAAACCGTTCTGGCCGGATGCCTTGCAATCGAATGCGATGGCAGGCGCATGAGCTCCCGCTGCTAGCGGGTGACACGGATCGCCAGCGCGTGGATTACTACGATTCGCAGGGCTCGTGATCTGCGTTGTGTCGAACGGAACCAGCACAATCGGCGTACCGCGCCCAGTCCCGTCCTCGCTTGCATCAAATCCCTCGCCGCGCAGAGAATGCGCGACTAATCCACCGTCGCAATCGAAATCTGTTCCGAGTCCGCCACCGCCTTTAGTGCGCGCGCTAAGGGTAGGGGCAATTCCTTTCCCCGCTTCTCGGCGCGGCGCAGAATGCCAAAGCAGGCTTTCGCGCTCAAAAAGTACCGCTGCGGCACGTCGCCAGTCTCCAAGATGTCCGACAACGAACACACGCCTTCGTCTTTGAGGGACGGCGCGAGAGTGTGATTCCACTCGGACGTATTGAGCGTCAAGAACGCGGTAGGCGAACCCATACCCGAGTTCTGCCAGCCCTCCGAGGAGGGTTCCAAAATCCCGTCCTCCGTTAGATGACAGGACGCCGGGGACATTTTCCCAGACCAGCCAGCGGGGAGCGTAGCGCTCAGCAATGGCAAGATAGGTGAGCATGAGGTTGCCACGCGGATCAGCCAGTCCTTTTCGGAGTCCGGCGACGCTAAAGCTTTGGCAGGGAGTTCCGCCGACGAGAAGATCGAGAGTTGCATCAGGCCAATCCTTGAATTTTGTCATGTCGCCGCGATTGGGCACGGTCGGATAGTGGTGCGCGAGTACGGCGGAGGGGAACGGCTCGATCTCACTCAGGAAGCTAGCGTGCCACCCTAGCGGATGCCAAGCTACCGAAGCAGCTTCAATGCCACTGCAAACGCTGCCGTATCTCACTCCGCCTCCTTTTTCAATCTGCGCACTTTGGCGCGATATTTGGCCTTCAATTCCTGAATCTCGGTGACAGTCAGCTTCTTCGGCTCATGTGGCCCTTCCAGCCATTCGACGCGCTCAAGCCCGATTTTCTCGACCATCCCGAGCCTCATCTGAATCAAGTTCCCCGACAGGTGGACGTTGCAAGGCTGGCAGACCATATGCACGTTGTCCGGCTCGAAGCGCAGTTCGGGGCACGATCCGACGCTCCGATAATGGCCGGCGTGATATTGCCCGCCATGATGCCGCTTGCAGGCTAGACATGATTGCCCAGCGTCCCGTAGGCGCACCCAAGCATTAAACGCCGCCTGAGCCTCCCGCAAGTGCTCGCCCCTTGTCTTGACCTTATCCAATGCCTCGCGGCGGCTCCTGCGCTGTTCTCGTGCGTCCTGAGCGGCTTTTCGCTCGCGCTGCTTGGTCGCAAGCGCGAGCGAACAGGCGATGGAGCACACGCTTTGCATCGGTCGAGTCGGCGTGAAAGCATTTCGACAGGATTTGCACTTACGCGGCTTCACGCCCACTCCTTCGCTCTCTTTGCGTAATCTGCGTATGCCGCCACCGCACTATCTCCAACTCCGCGGGGCCACCAAACAATGCGCAGGCCGTCTTCGATGATCGGCACGCCGCAATGCCAATTTCCGTTGCGCTTCCAGATATGCGGGATCATGCGGCCTCCGACTTCCCAAATGCCAGCCAATCGAGCGACGTTCTCAGCACTCTCCCTATCTCTATCAGCAAAAACGCATGGAAATCGCGCCGATCGTTTTCTATACACATGATCGTGTACTTCGAGGACCGGCAAGCTTTCGCGAGTTGGCGCTGTGTCATGCCGCGTTCATTGCGTGCATGTCGGATGCGTTGCCCGATGGTTTCCGTCGAAATCATGCCGCCTCCCGCCGATACTCGCCAAAGAGCGCAACATCCTGAGGATGTCGGCGAACTGCACAATTCCATGATTTGACGACCTGTTGCTTGATGTCGGGCTCTGTGTCAAGCGTCCAAAATGCCGCTCGCCCACTACGCCCACCATTCTTCACATTCTGCCCATCAGCAAGTTTGACTCGATGGGCGGTCACAAGCCGACGGATGCATAGCCAAATCGCTGCGTCGCTTTTACCTACTTCGTTGGCGATTTGCTTTCGTGTGAGAGGTCCAGATTTAAGAGCGTTTATCACCAATGAGTTCGTTTCCTCACGCTTTATTTCTGACATAATCGTTCCGCTCATTTCTTCGGCTCCTTGGCAAGACCGCGCCATTCCTTCGTTTGACGACTGCGCAAACTGTCATAGATAGCTCGCTCAGGCGTTTCAAATTGACATGCCCAAAACTCGCCGGTCCAGAGGCTATACCCTCTGTACCACTTGTTTTCGCATTTGAACCGAGTCTCATACGATCCAGCGCGCACAGGCTTTTGATCTGGCCCGTACCAATCCGTAAGCTTCACCTTCATTCCTCACCTCTCTCCGTGTAGTGCTGCAAGATCAGCGGACTTCCCAAAGTCGGATGCCGCGCGCCCGGTAGTCATCGACGATTAGTTGACGCATCTCCGCGAGCCTTTCCTTTCGCTCCGGGTCAGCGCACGATTCGGCCACACGACGGCCAGCGCTCGACGTGATCGCATCGGTTGCGCAGCGAAGAATCTCGCTTGAAAGCGCTACACCCCCCTTCGACTTTCCGCGCTCGATCACCTCAAACGCCCATTGCGCCGTACCCTCGGGTCGATAGTTGGAGGCATATGTCCTGATCGTGCTTATGTTTCGCGCAGCCTCCTCGGGCGTAGCTCGCGGCAAATTTTCCAGGCGCGGCACCGATAAATCAACCTCCTGCGCCCTCGTCTGACGGCAGTGATTGACAAATTCCGGCAACGATGGCGGCTTCAAGAATGCTGTCAACGACTCAACACCGGCCTTGAGTTGTTCTCGGGTCAGCTTGCCAAGCTCGATACCCCATGCCTTCTGAACCTCGTCGGCCTTCGACCCGGCCCACATGGCCGCAAAGCGCGAGCCGTAGAACGCGCTCATCTTCGCGAATAACGCCTCGATCCAATGCTTCGGAACGGCATTCAACGGCCATTCCGGCCTGTCAGACATCGATAGTTCGTTCGATTGAGTCATGGTCCCTATCTCTTCCGGTCAATGCTGCGATGGTTGCCTCGTTCTTTTCCTGCCAGCCAGACGGCGACGCGCGGGATTGAGGCGGCGAATGCTGCGATGCCCAGGACGATTCGAACCCTCCCCAACCACGCTTGCAGCACATCCGCAAAGCATCGTTCATCGACAATCCAGCCTTCCGAGCCTCTTGAAGCACGCCGGAAAATGCCGTTTCCGTTGGCTTGAGCCTCTTGCCGGAGCGAAGCGTCAGCCAATCACGAGCGACAGCCGGATCGACTCCCAAAGATTCGAGATGCGCTTGCGCATCGAAGCGCGGAACGCGTTGTCTTTTACTCTTCGAAGAAGAGTTACCTGAAGGAGAAGAAGAAGATGAATATGAAGGGGTTGGCCCGAGGTTGGGCGGAAGGTTATCCTTCCGATTCGCCATCAAAGCCGGGTTACCACCCTTCGAACCGCCCGCCGCGCGGGCTTCTCGAACACTTTCGTCTCGGATCATGCGTCGCGAAAAAATGCATCCTTCTTCGTCTCTGGAAAAGACCCCTGCCGATTCCAATTCCCCGAGATAACTCTCCGTTTCCTCCAAGGTTGAACCGGTCATTCGAGCAAGGTTGGGCAAAAGGATAACCTTTCCATTAACCTTAAGATAACCATACTCTGAACCTTGATGCATGATGCACATCATGTCGATCCAAAGTCCCCGAGCGCCAACAGACACCATGCGAAGAGCCGCATCGTTCATCCAATCGCCCGGATAGAACTGAAACGAAGGACGCTTCACTGCCCCTCCTTGATGCGCTTCCAGCAAATTCCGCAGAAATACTTCATCGAATCCTCCATGCGGCCGATGCGGGAACATGCCATGTGCATGTAATCGACTACTTCATGCCTCGGGATCGACTTCAAAAAAGACCGCACAGACTGCCGAAACTTGGGGCTGAATCCATAGTCCTCGAAATACGCGCGAAAGGCTTCTTCAACGTCATCAATGGCCTTTTCTTCTTCCCGGCGAATGGACTTCACAAGGCGCTCAAAGGCCTTCACCTGGGCCAACTTTTCGGCCATCAATTCGGCTTTTGCCGCAACCGTCTCAGGAATGACGCTCAGCAAATCCGCGCCCTTTCCCCGGTTGCAGTCGAAGCACGCCGTTACCAAGTTATCGATCGAACTTTTTCCGCCACTGGCGACAGGAAGAATGTGATCGACCTCAAGCACGACTGCCGGCGGCGTGCGCCCGCAGTACTGGCAACAAAACATGTCGCGCTTGAAAACATCGAAGCGCTTCTTCTTCGAGATTGGCTCGCGTTCCGACATGTCACCTCACCAGCCAAAACGGAACGCCAAACGCCAGGGCGATGATCGCCAACATGCAAGCGTCGAATAGCCAGTAGCTCATGCCCGCCTCCCGAGATCAGTCGCCACGCGCACGACAATCGACGTAGCGCACACGCCGAGCGCGAAGCCCAGCGCTAAGAAGGTCCATTCCATCACGACACCTCCGATTGTTCGCCCCGAGGACGGCGAGAAGCCATAGCGGCCGAGCGACGAGCTTTCATCATCAGCCTTCGATGGCACTCGATCAAGGCGTTCATGCGCATAAACGAGATGCTTTGGCTGGTGCCAAGGGAAAGTCTAGAAATGGTCGCTTTATGGATTCCAGTCTCTTTGGCAATCTGGGTCTGCTTGAACCCAGCCGCCACGATCTCCGAAATCAGTTCCTGTGGTGTCTTCATCTCAATCTCCGTTGCGAATGAGGTGTACTGTATCTCATAGCAGCGAAACGCGCAATCTCAATTTTTCTACCGAAAGCTGTTGACATGTCTCATGGCCGCGACTATAGTTCAGTCATCGAACAACGGAGCACAACCCGGAGGAATCCATGAGCATCTTTGTCTATTCCCGCATCGCGGCCGAGGTTGAATACTTCACAGAGCGAGAACAGGCGGAGCGCGACGCGGCGGCCGATGCGGCGTACGACCGTGAACAGGAGATTGAGCGCGCGGTCACATTCGATGATTTGCTTGAGGAATTGGCCCAGACCCCGATGCTCTATTGCGGCGACGTTTTCATGGCTCAACTCGCACGTGGAGACTGGACTGATTTGCACATGATTCATTGCACGTTGACCGAAGCCAAACAACGCATCATCAAGCGCCGGATGGCGCAGGAGATCTGACATGAGCACGCCCACGCTTCAATTCCGCATCGCCGGATCGGATCGTTTCGCAATAGTTGACGACGAAACCGATCACGTCATGCTGCTTGTGGATGCCGACATGGCGCCGCGGGCTGCTTTGAAAGCCGAGATCGACACGATTCGCGCCAGGGCTCGCGCGATGTTCAAACGTGCGGACTTGCTCGAAGCGGCGCTCGAAAACCACTCGACGGATTTTGCGCACTGACTGCGCCGTATTTCTCACCCGACACCCTTTACCATGAACCCTACTTATTCCGTCACTCTCCCCGATCTTCGCAAGGCTGGCGCTTGCTTCGATGGCTATAACAAAGTCGTTCGAATGCTTCAAGGCAAGCCGTTTAGCGAAAAAGACGCTGAGCGCGAAAGCTACCTCCGACATGCGCACAATGAGCCGATTTCGCTTGTCTCGATCGCGCGCAATAACGGCATTGACGATGGGCTGTGGGCGTTGCGATGCGTTCCGAATTGCGAGCGGGATGCACGCCTGTTCGCTGTTTGGTGCGCGCGTCAAGTCGAGCATCTGATGACGGACCAACGCAGCAAAGACGCGCTGAATGTTGCGGAGCGATTCGCGAATGGCGAGACGACAGATGAAGAATTGAACGCAGCCATGGCCGCAGCCTGGGACGCAGCCATGGCCGCAGCCTGGGACGCAGCCAGGGACGCAGCCTGGGCCGCAGCCATGGCCGCAGCCAGGGACGTAGCCTGGGACGCAGCCAGGGACGCAGCCAGGGACGCAGCCATGGCCGCAGCCAGGGACGCAGCCTGGGACGCAGCCATGGCCGCAGCCAGGGCCGCTCAACTTGAAATGTTCATCCGCATGTGCGAGGGCACGGCACCGTGGCAGCAATCGTGACCGCGCCTTTTATCAAACACGGCCGCTTGCTGGCGGCGATTATTGGGGGTTGATGTGGAGATGAGTGAAGAACGAGAGGCGATGGATCGCATTCAGGCTTACCTGAATGAGCGCGCACGGGTGCGAGCGCTGGATCAAGAATTTATCCACAGCATGAATGACAAAGAGTTGCGCGCCTCAGACATTGCTGCGCTCCTTTTAGCCGCCCGCCAGTCTGCCGGTGCGGCGGGGCAGGAGCCGGTGGCTTGGCAAGTTCGCAGACTGACCCGGCTGACTGATAAGCCGATCCAGTGGGAGGACTGCACGAAAGAACTATACGACGCGACGCTAGCAACGGGTCGGTATGCGGGCTACGAGAATGGTCCGCGCTGCGAGGTCCGCGCTTTGTGTGTTGCTGATAATGAAACGTTCCGCGACATGCTCACCGCTCTACAAGAAGTGCTCGCAACGCCCGGACTGCAATCGGGCTTGCAAGTGATGTGTGCGGCGGCCATAGCGAAGGCGACCGGCCGCGATGTGGCTGATGTGATTAAGGGGGTGTGAGGTGCTTACGAATGAACAAGAAAGTGTGCTTGAGCTTGCGCGTAGCATGCTAAACGGCTCTGGGATGTCAGAGTATGCCGCACGATTGGATGAACCCGAATCGGAGGCAAAGTCGATTCCAGCAGGCTGGAAGATCGTGCCGATCGAGCCCGATCTTAAGATGGTGATCTCAGGAGAAAACTGCATCGGGCGTCATGCCTGGAAGAAGATGCTAGAGGCTGCCCCAGAACCAGATGGCGCGCCGCTTGCTGCGCGCGGTCTGACCTATCTGCAACGCGAAGCGATTGAGCTTGCGGCCAACTATCTTGGCGATGGGCGCACCGCCGATATCTTGCGCTCGATCCTCGCCTCCAAAGGAGCCTAGCCATGCGCCACACAGATTCGGGCGTCGTAGTTCATCTGTCGAGAGAGGGCCTCAGACGCGCCGCCAACGACAATGCCCTCAAGCGCAAGACCGAGGCATCGGCTATTGGTGAAATAGCAGCCTACTGTGCTGCGATGGCTGGTGTTGTGTTTATGACCGCTTGGATTGTGAACGTTATGGTGAGGGCTTGGTAATGAGCAAAGTTGAAAGACCGGTCTACGAATTTCGTCCGCTTTCGGATGTTTTCAAGGGTCCGGTGCGGCGATACGCAGATGGGAAGTGGATCGATGACGACGGCGAATACGACATTGCGTTCATTGGTCAATGCTGGGCGCCAGTTTGTCTATACGTCGAGCATTCATACCAGCGCAACATTGTTGCAGGGTGGCTAACGAGCCATTGGTCATGCCGCAACAATCGGCACCCGAACGCGAATCCATGGCATTACGTTTTGCGCGAAGGAGAAACCGAGTGGGGTGGAGATTGGGGCCGAGAACGCCATCTGAACTATCGGGCTGGAAGTAGTGGCATGGACAAGATGCGCTCGGAAAATAGTTGTTCCAATGGGTGGCACGTCGATTTAAAAGACCCGACAGACGCGCATATTGCCGCTGGCTTGGTACGTGATCGCGATACTAAGGAAATTTTCACATTTCCAAAGAGGCTTGTTTGCATGTATTGCGGCGACGAGTTTTCGCACGAAAAAGAAATAGACCACGCTAAATGAGCGTGCATTGTCAACATGCTTGCGAAGGTGATGATGTGATCGAAGAAACCAAAGACTGCTTCTGGATCGTTTGGAGTCCAACGGGCGACAAGCCGCCATCCTATAGGCATTCGACTTATGAAGAGGCGGTGCGGGAAGCCGAGCGACTTGCCACGAATGCACCCGGCCAAGAATTCTACGTTCTCGGCGCCGAAGCGATGCGCGTTGTCGACAACATGAAGCGCGTCTGTTTTGAACGTCCGCTTCCGTTTTGAGGCATCTATGAACGACGACTCATGGCGACAAGCCCAGGAAGAGCAAGAACACAGAGAATGGATAGAGGAAAACCATGACAACGCCCAAGGTGTACGAAGCAATCTCCGCCGTCATGCAGGAAATGAGCCGGGAGGGGATTTCGAAGGACCGCAAGAACCAGCAGCAGGGGTACGCGTTCCGAGGCATTGACGATGTGTACAACGCGCTGTGCGGCTGTCTCGTAAAGCATAAGCTGCTGATGCTGCCGCGCGTGATCGGCCGCGAGCAAACGGAGCGTCAGACGAAGAACGGCGGCGCGCTGTTCTACACGACCGTTCATATGGAATTCGACCTAGTGAGCGCAGAAGATGGCTCGAAGCATACGATTTCCATGGATGGCGAAGCGATGGACAGCGCCGACAAGTCCACGAACAAAGCTCAATCGGCGGCGTTCAAATATGCAGCCATGCAGACATTTTGCATACCGACTGAGGGAGATAACGACGCCGACTCGACGACGCATGAGGTTGCGGCCACGCCGCCGCACACGTTGCCCGCTGCGGTATTGAAGCGCCACACTGACGCGATCCGCGCGGCCAAGACGACCGCTGACCTCAAAACGGCCTACTCGGCTGCATACCGGGCCGCTCACGCCATCGGCGACACGGTTGCAGAGGAAGTCCTCGCAGAAACGAAGGACGCCAGGAAACTTGAACTCGAAGGAGCTACAGCATGACCGCACTCACACTTTACGCCATGGTCGGTGAGTACAAAGAAGCCGCCGACAAGCTGGCCGAACTCGATCTCGACGAACAGACGATTGCTGATACCCTCGAATCGCTTTCCGGCGACCTGGAAGCGAAGGCAATTAATACGATCATATTCGTGCGCAACCTCGAAGCGACGGCGGCGCAGATCAAAGAAGCCGAGAAGGCAATGGCCGAGCGCCGGAAGGCGTACGAGGCTCGCGCCGCCCGGGTCCGTCAATATGTCCTCGATAGCATGATCTTCGCCGGCATCCAGAAGATTGAATGCCCGTTGTTCAAGATTTCGGTGCGCGACAACCCGCCGAGCGTCGTAATCGACGACGAGAAGCAATTGCCGGCATCCTACCTCACCGATCCGCCGCCGCCCGCACCGCAGCCGGATAAGAAGTTGATCGCGCAGGCCCTTAAGGATGGCTTTGAGGTTCCGGGTGCTCACTTGGAGCGCGGTCAGCGTCTTGATGTGAAATGAGCAAGCAGACCTTCCGCCTCGTGCATGAAGCCGCGCGCCGCAACGCAATCAGCGCGGTCGAGCGCGCCCAGGATGGAATGATCGTCGAGATAAAGCCAGCGACGCGCAGCACGGATCAGAATGCCAAGCTGCATGCGATGTTCGGCGATGTGTCGAAGCAAGCGACGCTTCACGGTCGCAAGCTGACCGCCGCTCAGTGGAAGGTCATCTTCATTTCGGGCCATGCCGTGGCAACCGGAATCGGTGCCGACGTATTGCCAGGGATCGAAGGGGAGTTCGTCAATATCCGTGAGAGCAGCGCGCAGATGGGCGTTAAACGGATGGCGAGCCTCATCGAATACATGCTGGCATGGGGCGCGGATCATGGGATCGTGTGGAGCGACCCGGGGCCGCAAGGCTATGATGGCCTAGCTTAATCTCTCGCCGCGCGCTCACCCCTCGGCGTGCGGCTTTGGCCGGTCCTCACGACGGCCGTTTTTACTTCCTCAGCTTGCCAACCCTGATGCGCTCCCTGACCCATGCCGCACCGCCAAGCGCCTTGCACTTAGCCCACTCGGCATCGGTCATGCGGACAGGTCGAGCTTTCATAACCTCACCGTCCGGGTTCAATGTCTTGCGGCCCTGGCCGCGGTCGCTGGGTGGTTTCTTGTCCATGGCTCAATTCTACTTCATCCGAGTAGATACGCAAACCACTTGATTTCGTATCTACGGTGACGTATGATGAAGCCATCGACAACGCAACTCCAACAGAGGCAGAAATGTTCATCGAAAAGATTCTGAGCCAGCACCGCAATGACTTCACCGCGTCGCTCAAGTGCGAGCACTGCGAGTCAACGCAAAAGCTGGGTAATGGATACCACGACGCCTACTATCACGAGAAGGTTATCCCTGCGATTGCATGTCACGCATGCGGTAAGAGGCGCGACGGAGCAAAAGGTCAGCACGAATTAGCCAACGTGGCCGCCTAAAACCACGCCGGGCACCGTCCCGGCTCACTTGATGGAGTACACATGAATCTCGAAGACCTCACGATCAAACAAGCGCGCGAATTGGTGGCAATGTTCGGCTCGAATCAGCAGTCACATGTGAGCATCGGAAAACATTTCGTAGGCATGTACTGCATTGCTCGGCGCTATGCGGCCGGGGTGCATGCGGGCGAAGTGGTTTCAGTGGACGGAGAAAACGTCATTCTCAAGGATTCTCGTCGGCTGTGGGGGTGGAAAGCCGCCGATGGGATCGCTCTTTCTGGCGTCGCACAGCACGGTATCAAAGCTGGGTCGAAGCTCGACGTGGTGAACCCGCTGATCTACCTTGCTGGGGTATGCGAGTTGATTCCTGTTGCCGATGGCGTGCGCGAGAAAATCCATGGGTACAAATAAGGTGTTTCGCGACGGCTACGGCTACGGCTCCGGCTACGGCGACGGCTCCGGCGACGGCGACGGCGACGGCTCCGGCTACGGCTCCGGCTACGGCGACGGCGACGGCGACGGCTCCGGCTACGGCGACGGCTCCGGCTCCGGCTCCGGCTACGGCGACGGCGACGGCGACGGCGACGGCGACGGCGACGGCTACGGCGACGGCTAATAATTTGGGCCGTCCAATGGGCGGCATTTGGAGATGACATGAGCGACAACAAGGAAACGAAGCAAGCGCCGGCCGCCGACGCGCGGGCGCGGGATGATGCTCGGCGTATGCGCACCCTATGCCGACTGCTTGATGCAATGGATGACCTTGGCAACGGCTTTCCCGGAGAGGTTCACGCTGCGTTTCAGGAGGGCGCGAAAGTAGTCCGAGCGACGCTTGATCGATTCGCTATGCCTGAAGACGACGAAGCCCGCGCCGCACTCGCCAGCGCATCCGAGCCTACCCATACCGACGACATAGCTGTGGATTCGTTCGCTCGCGCGATGAAAGCCAAGATGGCGCAGGCCCGCGCGAAAGGCCGTAGCGGCTGGGAGGGGGTGGACCCTGCGGACTTATCGCGGATGCTGCGTGAACACATCGAGAAGGGCGATCCGCGCGACGTGGCGAACTTGTGCATGATGCTGTGGCACCACAGCGCCAGGATTGCCCGCGCATCCGAGGCGGCAGGAGGGGAGCCGGTAGCATGGATGGTACTAGCAGCGAACACGCGAAAGCCGTGCGAGGTGACGCTATATAAGAGCGAAACGGAGGCGTTGCGACAAGATTGCGTAGTGCCGCTCTATGCCGCCCCGCAACCCGCCAGCGGGCAGAAAGCGAACCATGTTCTCGTACCCCGAGAGTTGCTTCAAGACTTTATCGACGACGTGGAAGAGTACGCCGCGTCGCGCGAATTCAAAGCACGGGAAGTCGTATGGCGCGGCGAACGGATCGTGAGCGCTCGCGCCCTTCTCGCCGCCAAAGGAGACGGTCATGCTGACTGAACGTTTGAAACTGCTGGTCGCGTCATGGAGGAGCAGCGCCAACGAAGAAGCGGCTAAACGGACGATTGATGCCGTTGGCGTGGCGGCCGGTATCCGTGGGTGCATAGTCGATCTTGAGCGAGTTATGGCCGCCAGCGCTGCGCCTGCTGAAAATTCGATCAGCATCCAAGAGGCATGGGAAGCGGCTGGCGGCAATCCTGGTATCGAGGCGACGCGCGATGACTTGCTGATAGCTCTCCGCGATTTGGACGCGGCTGTAGACGAGATACCTCCTAAGAGCGCTGCGCCTGCTGAGGGGCGGGAGATAGTGGCGTGGCGTCATAAATGGACCAACAGCGAAGAATCTGGTTGGGGGTATTACTCGGCCGGCCCCCAGGCCGACAAGTTGAGATTAGGACTACCAGGCATATTGGGGCGCGACAGCGGTCGTGAGAACTGGGAGCCTCTTTGCCTCGCCACTGCCCCGACGATGATCGAGGAAGACGCCGCAATCGAACTGCTGCGCAAGTTCATGGAGTATCGCGACTCGGATTACGTACCTAATGTGCTATTCGACCAAGCGCGGCTCATCATCGACCGCGCCGCTGCGAAAGGGGAAAGCGATGAGTGATCGAATCGAAGTGGATGCGGAGGCGCTGCGAATAATTCTGGTGGCGCTGAGCGGACCAGGGCATTACATCCGCGAATTGCAAGTCACTCGCGGTCCTCTGTTCGACAATCCAATCGACAAACTCACGAACGAGTTCAACGCGTGGGCTAAGGCACAGAAAGGAGAAAGCGATGAGTGAAGAACGAGAGGCAGCATTTGTGCGCTGGATGACTGAGGAAGCCAAGTGCATCGTCGGCAGCGCCGACCCTTATCCGGCTGGCATAGAGCGACGCAATCGCAAGATCTGGAACGCTGCATGGAGAGCCGCCCGCCAGTCTGCCGGTGCGACGAGGCAGGAGCCGGTCGCGACGGTCAAGGATGCGGACGAATATGGCCCGATCATTGAATGGGAAAAGCATTGGGTCGAGCTGATCGGAGCGAATCTTTATGCCGCCCCCATTGGCGATAACGGGGCGAAAGAAACCTTAACAGCGCCATCGCTTGCTAAAGATTCTGGCTCTAAAGTTTCGTTGACGCAGCAAGCGCTTCAACAAAACACATCTAACAGCACATTCGGAGTCCCGTATGACGGATTGAATGACCTGATGGCCGGAGTCTCGCAGCCAGCCGAGATCAAGCGGGTGGAAATGACGGATGCTGAAATATTGGAAGCCGCTGAGGGGTGGCGCTACTCAACTTATAACGGCTGCACGATGTACAGTTTTAGCCCGCGATCGTTGATTACCTTGATTGGTGGCTTGCTCGCCCGCGCTCAGGCCAAGGGGGGATGATGGAACTCAATAGCGGACACGTTTTTATTGAGGTGATCGCAGGATGCGAAGGCCCCTCTCTAAGCATTGGGGATGGCGAGACGGGATATAGGTTGTCCGGCCCTAAGCCATGGGGAGGAGGGCGAACAACACATCAATTTCAGGTGCGAATTGACGAGCTACAAAGAGAGCTTGACGCCATCCGCGCTCTTAAGACTAAGGGGGGGGAGCAATCATGACCACCGATGTTGAAGCGCTGGCCGAGCGCCTTCTAAACGATCTGGACGTATCGGACGACGACGCGATAGCAGCAGCGTTTTTGATCCGGGAACAGGCCGAGCGCATCCAAGCGCTAGAGGCGAAGTGCGCGGAGTTGGCCATCCATCTTAAGGATATGGCTGACGAGTTCGTCAGAGTATTCCCGGTCTATTACTACGCCGAGCCATGGGCTCATGACCGCAATGTCGTCCTGAAGCGCGCGCGGGAAGTCATCGCCGCTCAGGCTGGATCGAAGGAGGAATAATGAAATACGTACTGATCGCCGCGCTTGCGGCACTCGTGGCAGCTTGTGGCGGCGGCGGCGGCGATTCGTCATCGCCCGATCCGCACTACAAGATCGTCGCACCGGTTCCGCTGCGACCATGCGAGACGACTGGGCCTGCTGCGCCAGCATGCTCGGCAAGTCAAGCCGCTGGAACGAATTAATCACCATCCGGGATAACCGCATCATCCCCGATTGTCGAGGTCAAAGCCCGGTCGCAGTGACCGGGGTTGATCTTGTTCAAAAGCTCGCACAAAACACAACCCCACCGCCGACCGGCCGCACGAGCTTTTGCAGAGCGCTCGGAAATCGTTTCGTTTGGACTTCCGCCTAGTAGTGTATTTCCGGCCTCGTCTAGCAGAACGAGCCAATTCAGGATATAGCGGCCAATCTTGCTCATTGCTGCGCTCCCGGAGGTGTCGACTTAGCCAGTAGGTCATTGACTTGGGCCGTATCGCTTGTCGAGCCGAAGTAGAACGACAGGACTGCTTTTGCTTCGCTGAACAGATATCCGAGTACCGTTCCTACCATCGTAGCCGTAGTGGTATCGGCCATGCTCACCTTGCCCGCTAGGACCGCCGCAGCGGCCCCCAGGCTACCGAGAATGATCGCCGAACCCATGATGGGCGGCATGATGGATCGGGTCGAGGTCTGAAGCGTGCGGGCGCCTTCGCGATCCTGGACGCTGAGACTGGCAAGCGTCTCAACGTCTTTGAACCCGGCCTCCTTCATGGCCAGCGCATAGTCTTGGTCTGCCTTTCGCATATCCGCCAATTGCTGAGGCGTAGCGCCCGCAATCGCCGCGGCGACGTTAGACATGCGATCATCGGTATTCGCGGTCGGTGCCGGCGTCAGGCCGAACAGCTTTTCAAGCGCTGAAACACCACTTCCGGCCAGCGGCCCCCCAATGACACTCGCGATTGTCGGAGCAAGGTTTTCCACTACGCCCGCTACATCGGACCAACTCATGATTTCCCCTTATACGGCGTCGGCCGCGTAATTTTCGCCTTGCTCCATCATGTCGGAGAGCCGTGTAGCCCGCTCACCGACCTGCGTCGCCCATTTCGACGCGAGCATGCCCGCCTTGGCATCCTCATATCGCCCCTGACGAACAGCGGCTAGCGTATTGTGGAAGGTCAGAAGACCGTTGATGCCCATGTTGAAGCAGAGATTGCAGATGACACGCTGGCGCACATTGCAAAGTTGCGTCCACCATGGCAAATCTCGGTCGAGATCGTGATAGACGTTCTGCAAGTCTTGGCTGAGCAGCGCATTAACTTGTTCATCGGTGAGCGGATACGACCACCCGGCAGGCAACGGGGCCGCGCGCAAATTGTGGCCGACTCCAACAGTGGAAATCCCAATCGTGTCCTCGTAGGGCACGTATCGCACGCCCTCATCCCGCCGTAGCTCTTGGACGAGAATCGCCTCGTTGTTACTGTCCATGATGACCACCTTGCCGCTCAATGAGTCGATCCAATTTCGCTTCGATCCTTTCGAATGCCGTCTTCGGGACGTACGTTTCCGCCACGTATCGCTGATGCTTAAGCAAATCCATCGCCACGTCCGACACTTTCAGCGCAACGGCATCAAGCCGCTTATGCGCTTCGTCGGTCGATTCTTCATTGTTGCCAAAGTGTTTGCTGACGAGGTTTCCAAGCCATACCAGCACGACGCCGATCAGCGTCGAAAGAATGATTGCCCCGCCGCTGTCCCACGTCATTTTTAGCCCCGTTAGCATGTTGATATCTCTTAAGCGAATTCGTAAATAACCATAACCCCGGGAGCGCCATTCCCGCCAGAAAACGGGCCTGAATTGGGGTACCCGAATGCGCCGCCGCCTCCACTTCCAAAGCCAGTCCCCGCAGTGCCGTTTCCAGAAATACTGGGGCCGTGCCCACCCGTGCCCATCGTGGAATTCCCGCCAAATCCTGAAACGGCGACTGGGGCACCCGCATATCCGACGAATCCCATCGTCCCAACAAATCCACTGTTGTATTCAATGACCGTCACTGTCGAAATCGTTGGGGAGGCAGGCGGATTTGTGTTTGGACCTGATATAACGGCTGCTGTGCCCGTCACTCCGTTATTAAACAAATTGCAAACACTGGCTCCGTTTCCACCCGGAATGATGATGTATGAGCCGAAACTCGTCGTCCCTCCGATGCCACCCGTTAAGCCTGATGCACCAACGCCCCCAGCCCCAATAGTTACCACAGTGCCGTCGAACGAGGCTAGATTCGAATATAGAATCGCTGCCTCCACATAGCCGCCTCCGCTCCCACCCCCGGCTGCTCCAATCTCATTGCCTGGCACAGACGGGCAGCCCCCGCCAGCGCCACCGCCTGAGACAGCGCGAATAATTGCTTTCGTAGCGCCAGACGTATGGTTGTATGTGCCGCTAGATGTGAAAATTTGAATCGCCACGAGTGTCCCACCGAGCGCGAACTTGGGATTCAAAAGCTGGAACTGCGTGCCGTCGTAATACAGGTCCATCGCGCTCTGAATGTCACCTACTGCCAGCGCGTTCGTGCCGAACTTCTTGACCGACTTCGCGCCGAGGCCGTTGACGTTGAGCGTAACCGATGTAGTTGTGTTAGCGCCCGCGGCGATTCCAATGAATGCCTGCCCCGCCGCATACGCCGAGATCGCAGGGCTCGTCGTTGCCGTGATCGTGTCTGTGCCGGCCACCGAATTCAGTTGCGTGAGCGCACCGTTTTGGATTTGTGTAGCCGTAACGACGTCTTGCGCATTGACAGCGTTACCGACTCCTGTCAGTCTGAACCCCCCGAACGGGATATTTGCCGTGGGCGTCTGCTGCCCATCTTTCGTAAGGCAAAGCGAGAGGCCGTTACCGGCAATGTCTGATAGGGTGTTATTGGCCCATGTAGAACTGATCGTCGTCCCTGTCACTACAGGGTTGCCAGAGATCAGCGAAAAGGTGCCGGAACCGTTGAAAGCCATATGTCACCTAGGAGAACGTTTTGATCTATCAATTCATGGGAGAGCATCTGCTCTTCGTCTTTGGTGCTGTTATCGTCGCCGGCCTAGTGGCTGGAATTTACGAAGCTGTTACGCGCAATCCCGCCGATGAGGGCTGGACCGACATTCCTACGCAAGGCCGCAGCGAGCGCTTGTTGCGGTCCATAGATGGGACCGGCCGCACGAGCGTTCAGATACGGGAGGAAGGCGCTAGGGTTAAGAAGTAGGTCGTTGACCTGAGCGTTCAACTTGTCTCCAACCATTTGCCCCAGCTTGTTCCCGCCGCCTAAAATTCCCAACCCAACCATTGGGTGCCCCGTTGCTGCGGCACCCAATGCGCCTATTGCCTTCCCCAAACCGCTCGCGCCCTGGAAATTTGGCCCGTACAGATTTCGCGCAAGCCATCCGTTCGCAGCCGCGTTGTAAGCCGTATCACTTCCAGGGCTTGTCAGGCCGCTCGATACGGTCGATCGCTGCAAGTCCGATGCGATGTTGTTTAGCTGCTGTTCCGCGTCTGGGTCGATGCCGAATGGTTGTTTCTTGAGGGCTTGAGCAAGTGCTGTCTGATAGCTTTGCGATGTGAGTTGGGGCGCCCCGAACGAATTCAGATTGCGATTGCCGAGCTTGTCGACCATCTGCTGTCCCGCTTCCATCGTATTGATTGGAGGCGACATGCTCATATAGGTCTGTCGCGCCTGCTGATACTCAGGCGACTTTGACTCAAGCCACGCCATGAATGCGGAGCGCGTATCTTTCAATGCACCCTGCGAATTCCCCACGAAACCGCTTTGGCTCTGAGGATTCAGCATGTCATCAAAAGCTAACTTGACATAGTGCGCCCCGGTCCCGGTTAGCGTCGTACTCGTGCCAGGAGAGCCCCCCATTGAATTGGGAACGCGCACCGTCTGCATGATCGGCCCAGCACCCTTTTCATCTGCCAACTGCTGCGCTCGCGACATTGCCGCCTGCATAGACGGTCGATTCATGATCGTCGTTAGGGGCGCATCAACCGGGTAATCTTGCTGTTTCGCAGTGTTGTAGAGGGTCTGAACGGCAGTATCTCGCGCGGCCTCGGCATTCGTCAGATCAAGGGGAGACTGGGCAACGTCATTCAACGCATTCCAACGTGCGCCATTGTTTTGCGCCTCGCGCGTAGCCAATGCGATCTTGAAATCAGGGCTGTTGTTTGCCTGCGCTTTTTCGGTTGCAACAAGAATCGGATTCTGCCCAACCTGAGCAGTGGTAGGCATAGAACCCGGCACAATCTCCGGCGCGTTTCGGATATTGTTCGCAATGTTCGCGGCTTGATCGCCAATTTGATTGGCGAACTGCTCACCCACGTAATCCGCAGGGTTCAGCATCGGACGAACTGCATTGTAAATTCCGGTCGCAGTTCCCTTTGCGGCTCCGAATGCCGCAGGTAACGCTACGCCCAATGCAGCACCCATGCCAAGGTGCTGCACATCCTGCGGCCCTGCCGGCTGATTGGGGTTGATCGGAGCTCCGGTAGCCATAAGAGCGCCATTTACGGCATTACCCACGCCAGCCCCGATGAGATTCCCGATCGTCCCGCCCATGCGAGGTAGCGCCGTGATTCCTGCGCGAATTGCATTTCCCGGGGCCATCGCGCCCGACATAGGAACAAGCATAGGGGCGACGATAGCGGATGCCTTTTGTCCTGGGCTTGCGTTTTGCGCGAACTGCTGATCGGCCGCCGCTTGTGTCGCCGTGTCTCGCGCAGCAGTCTGCGGAAAAATGCCAATGCGCGCAGCCTGACGCTCGACGAAATTGGCGGCGTTATTCGCCATGCTTCCAATGCCATGTGCGGCCCCGCTCGCTACTTGGCCGAGTTCAGACAGCGTATTAGGCGATGACCCTCCCGCCGCGAGATCGTTCGCAAGATTGTTTCCCTGCGGCGTATTTGCCTGATTCTGCGGCACGGGAATGGGCATCTTCCCGGCCTGAATCTGCTGCGCCATCGCCATCAGCGGATCACCCGGAGGCGCGGCGTTCGGGTGTTGGCCGCTCGGCCCTGGTGCGCTGCCATTTTGAATCGCTTGCGCCATCGAGAGCAGAGGGTCAGCCGATGCATTAGGTTGAGGCGTAGCCATCGTGGGCTGTCCTTGCTTAAGCTGGTTGAAGATGCCCGCTACTTGACCTACGTACTGCTGCGTCTTCGGTCCCCAAAGCTGCTGATTCGGGCCGGCGAAATGAGCGGCTACGGCATCCGGCACGCTTCCATCAAAACGCTTCAGGTTCTCCGAAAACATACGAGCCGCGGCTGGAATCGCTTGCGCCGGGTCCATCGGATCGATGCCATATGCTTTCGCTGTCGCCGGCGTGAACTGCATAATCCCTTGCGTTCCGCTCGCCGGATTGACCGCGGCAGGATTCATCGACGATTCTTTCATCGCGAGCGCGCGCAGGATCGTCGGATCGACCCCGTATTGCGCACCCGCTGATTGAAAGATCGGTGTGAGATCCATTACCAAGCCCCCATCGACTGCATTTGCTGGTAGTGCTGCATCCAATCGCCGAGCTTGCCTTGCTGCTTAAGCTGGGCAAGATAAGCCTGCTGATCGGCGGGATTGGGCATCGCCTTAACCATCATCACGTCCGGGCTGTAGGCCTGATTCCACCGAGCCTCGAATTGCGGATAGTTGACCGTCCCTCCGCCCTGCTGATTCAGGAACGATTGCGCTGCTTGATACTTGGCCTGCACGCCCGCCTGCTGACCTCGCACGTACTGAATGGCATAGCGAAGCGCATCCGGGTTCATCGTCTCCGCGTTCGGTTGACCATGTGAGAACGCTTCGAACCGGGCGTCGGACCCATTGAAACCACCGGCCGATGCCGCTTGCGCCGCTGCATTCGACAGGAACTTTTGCAGGCTCTGATAGCCCGTCGCATCCCCTTTCATGATCGGGATTCCGGCCGTATTCAAGCGCCCGATGATGTTCGTTCCGAGCGTGGAACCGGGGCCGGTCGTGACACCCGAGAGCAGCGATTGTTCCGCCCGGTTATATGCATCGATCGCATTGGGAGTCGTTGCGGCTTGCTGGCGCAGTCCGTTGAACGACTGCGCCGACCCCGTTGCAATATCGGAAGCCCCGGGAGGCAAAGAGGGCGCAGGCATCGCACCATTGGGTGACTGATAGCCAGAGAACGGTCCCGCACCCGGCGCCCCCCCGGGCGCACCCATGCCGCCCGCGGTTCCAGCCGCGAGCACGCCTTGATTCAAGAACACCGGTTGACCGTTCTGATACCCGGTCGTAGTGGTGCCATAAGCCTTACCGATCGCGCCGGCGGCATTCGAGGCCGTAAGCGCAGCGGTGCCGCCTTGAACGGGCACGGTGTACCACTGATGACTTACCGGATCCTGCACATTCTGGAACCCTTCGGGCGCCGACGCCGGCAAAGTCGTAATCTGCCCGTTGTTCACGATTGCGCCGCCAGGGCGAACCGTGAGCGAATTGTTCTTGTAAAGCGCTCCCGCGTTTGCTGCGCGCGGATCCATGCCGGCCTGACTCGCCATCAAAGTAGCGTCAGTCGGCTTATATGCTTGCGCCTGCGTTTCGAAGAATTTCGCTGGGTCGGCAAAGTACGACATTGCCGCCATTGAGGGATTCATGCCGAGCGGGTTCAGCGGGGCATTCACTCCGTTAGAAATCCCTGAAGCCCCAGGAGAGCCGTTTGCGACGGGGGCAGAGACTGTATTCCCATTCCCCCCAGCAGACCCATTGACGGCGTTAGCCCCGACCCCGCCAGCGGCAGAGCCGGGGTAAGGCTGTGGGGACTGCGCGGCGGCGCCTCCCTGAGCCTGCCCGCCCATCATTGGCATCAACGAGTTCCACTGCTGCGCGCCGAGATTGTTCAATCCCTGGCCGGCCTGTTGCGCCATCTTCGCCGATAGGAGAGCTTGACCGATCTGAGACAACCCGGCCCCAAGCGAGTACTTCGGCATGACTTGATAGTTCTGCGAACCACCGGAGCCAACCGTCTGCGTCGGAGCCTGCTGCTGTAACGCCTGCTGCATCATGGCCTGCGCCAATAGCTGCTGACGTTGAAGGTCGTAATACGATCCTTGGTACTGCGGAAGGATCGTCATCCCGGCAGGACTAGGCATTTTTGCCTCCTAACTTTGAAATCGCGGCCCCGATATACGAAGTCGTTTGCAACGCGTTTTGCAGCACGAGAGAGAATTGCGGAGCGTTCAATCTTTCGATCTGTTCCAACACATCCAGGCCATGGTCAGTGTCATGCTCTGCGTGATACCGCAACGTCCGACAAAGGTCTGAGCCGTGAAGCCGCTCCAATTCGGCAACCGAATCGAGGCACATCGGAAAGCACTCCAACGCTGCCATATAGCCGAGCAGCCCGATCGGATCGACGTGGCGGATCAGGTAATACTGAGAACCCACCATTGCACATATTTCCTGCGCCGGCATTCCTGGAATCACGCCGGCACTTGCGAGGTCGCGCGCAAGCCACGCCGCATGGTCCCGCTCTTCTTCCAGATGAAGCCGCAGGTATTTGCGATAATCACCGCGCGAGCGCTCTAAAGCCTCGCGCAGCAAATCCTCCGTCGCCACGATCACGTTATGAACGAAACCGAGATTGGCGATAAAAATCGCTCGGTCAGCCAGATTTAACCTTGGGTGTTTATCCCTGGCTTGGCGCAATTCGGAGAAGAATAGGCTTTTCATGTCAGAAGAACGCCATCGCTGCCATAGCCCCAAGCCCCACTACGTCTTGCGTGGTTTGGTTCGCACTGGCTTGGTTCGCATTGTAGTTTGCAAGTTGCCCCTGATAAGCATTGTTCATATAACCAGCGATATCAGCCGGCGCAGCCGAAGCTGTCGCAGTCCCGGTATTTCCAGGCACAAGAGCCGCCATATGAGCAAGGTCCGAATATGGAGTTTGGCCGACCCCGACCGCTTGACCATATAAACCCGCCTGTGTGTTGATCCCGGAAAGCTGGTTCTGCCAGTTTTGCGTTCCCAATTGAGCGCCGGTCAGGATCGAGTTATTCAGAGCCTGTTGCTGCTCATAGTCCTGGTTACGCGACATGTTGCTTTCGGCGTTATCCCAAGCCTGCGACCCCGGCGCCAAACCCTGATTCGCAAGTTGGGAGTCAAGCGAAGTCTGCTGCTGTTGGAACTGCGGCTTCAGATACCCCATCATCGAACCATAGGCGGCCTGCTGACCCTGTTGCTGAGCATTCTGCGCAGCCTGAGGGCTGATGCTGCTACCGAGGCCGAATAGACCGCTTAAGGCGGCATTGTTGATATTCCCGCTATTCGCGGTCTGCCCCATCAACGAACTGATCTGCCCTTGAAGCTCGGGGCTTGCCGTAATTTTCGTCCCGTAGATCGGCGCTCCATCGGAAGCGGTGCCGGTCTGCGTCGTGATCTGCGATCCGAACGGGTTCGAATAGTTGTTGAGGTTGAGGTTCTTGTTCCAGGTCGCAGTCGCCTCATTGGTCCCCGTGGTCGCCTGCGCGGTCTGGAATGGATCGGGCGCAGCCGGAGCGCCGCCACCCTTCCCCCCTTCAAGGGTTGCGGGGCGATGCAAACCCGGCGCGCGGCGCATGCCGGCGATCGGCAGATCAGGATGCTCGCAATAGCGCGTCACGGTGCTTTTCCCCTAAAAAACGGCATTCATCTTTGAGCATGCCGTACACAATCATGTCTGTCCCGTCTGTGCATCCCTGGCGCATCAGCCCTTCCCGCTTGAACCCAAGATGCTCGTCGAATCTTTGAGCTAACTTGTTGTCGACGCGGACCAAGCCGGTTATGCGACGGCATTTCAATTGCAGGAACGGATACCGGAAACAAGCGGCCAAATAGGCCGGCGTCATCCATCTACGACTTCCATCCGATGCCACGTGCATCATTACGTTGCCGTCTTCTCCGGTATGGTTCGTGTACACAACCCCGGCTATCAATCGCCCGTTTTCTTCCAATCCAATCGCCGAATAGTCGTGAAAGCACTTCTCCCCGACGCGCTCGGCAACAAAAAGCATCGTGCGGGCCGGGGAATGCCATACGATCATCTTCATATGACGTTCTGCCCGATCTCAAACACAATGTCCGTCGCGGCCCAATGCGTCTCGATTCCATTCGTTGCTGCATTCAGGATCGGCGAGCCGGTCATACCCAACCCCGTCACCCCCTCCCAATTCTTCAGGATCGACAGACCGCCGCCCCAAATGGCCGTATCCCAGATTGCGCTATCCCATGTGCCATAAGTCGATGGGCTATAGGCAAGCGTCGCGAGCGGCAGCGATTGGCTGTAGTCCACATCAATGTTCGCCGCGATTGCCGGACTTCCGTTCGACGTGAGAATCGGGCGCATCATCGTGAAGCGCTTCTGATTGGCCGTCCCGAAATCCCCGTAAGCCTGTTGTGCTACCGCGCTGATGTTTTGCGCATTGTCGGCGTAGGTATTCCAAGCAAGCCCTACGTATCCGTTTCCGCCGAAATAGATCGAGTCCTCCCAGCGCTCCCAGCAGTTCGCCGGCCAGCCCGTGAAGTTGCACCATGCCCCCGTGATCGTATTCATCACATACTGCTGCTGCTGGCCAACGCTGATCGGAACGTTCAGCAATAACATATTCTGTGCGGGGTACAGCACCATCGACCAGCCGAAATTGCTGCCGTAAATCGCTGTCGCCGACGAAATCGCTCCTTGAATCTTTGCGGTCAGCTCGACCGCAGTATTCACTCGGGTACTCGCCATCAGTCGGGAAAGAGGCCCGAGGCCGTCCTTGCCGATATAGAGAAGGTCCGAACCATACTTGAGGAAGCAGCGATTGCCCATCGGCGAACCTAGTTGGTACACGCCAACCAAGTAGAAATTCGATGCCTGGGTCGGGTCCGTACCGCCATAGATTGCGATCTCACCCTCGCTCGTCACGAAGGCCATGTAATCCTGCATCCCGTAACCACCATCGACCGTCCACACGCCGATCGACACGAGGTATCCGCCGCGGCGGAAAATTGGCTGCATCGGAAATACTGCGGCCGCCCCCCCTACGCTCGAAGTCGGAAGGTAGTAGGCGTTCAGGCTTCCGGCCTGGATAAACCAAAGACGCTGCGCGAACGCAGTGACGAAATTGAGCGTGCTCGGCGTGACACCTGTGATGCTGATCGGCGACGACCCCGAGGTGACGCTCTGCCACGTGGTGCCGTTATAGACGTAGTACCCGTCTGCCCCATTCACCGCGCATAGGAACGGGCCGGCCGGCGTGGCGAAATTGACGTATGACCAACGATCATTTGTTAGTCCGGTTACAACGCCAGCTCCAACCGTGCCGCCCGCACTTACGTCATAGATCGCCGTTCCCGAGGCAGCAAAGAGCTTCTGCGCGCCGCTTGCCGGGTTGTACGGCATCAGCGTTTCGACTTGCCCAGGAAGGCCCGTCGCGAACTTCGTGAATCCGAGGCGCACCATTACATCGCTTGTCGTCGGAAACCAGTTCGTCAGCGAGACGGCATCGGTAGGCGACATGTCCGCGATTGAGTCTCGCGCATTCCACCCACCGATGGGCGC